AAGCAAAGCAGGCCTTTACATCTATCATGTCGGATAAGTCAGCCACAGCTCTTGATGTAAAGAGAATCCAGGTTACTTCGAAGATTTACGGAAAATGAAGCTCATCTGCGAATATCTATCGAATACAGTCAAGCCTATTTTTGAATCGGCACCGCAGGGTGGCGGCAAAAATACGTATCTAGAGGGCATTTTTCTTCAGGCTGAAAAGAAAAACAGAAACAACCGTATTTATCCGAAGGCCATTATGGAAGAGGCCGTTAACAAATACAATGTTGAGCAGGTTAAGACTGGTAGAGCGGTTGGAGAACTGAACCATCCCGAGTCTGCAAGTATCAACCTTGATAAAGTTTCCCACCGCATCACCTCTCTTGTCTGGGAAGGCAACAACGTTATTGGTAAGGCTCTCATTCTTAACACACCAATGGGTCTGATCGTCAAAGGTCTTCTTGAGGGTGGAGTTCAGCTCGGAGTTTCTTCACGTGGTATGGGTTCTATCGAAGAGGGTAGAGAAGGCGCATCGATCGTCCAGGATGACTTCCTCCTTAACACTGTCGACATCGTTCAGGATCCTTCAGCAACTGAGGCTTTCGTTAACGGCATCATGGAAGGTGTAGAGTTCTTCTATAACAAGTCTGGAGCAATTGTTGCCCAACGTTCTGATGACCTTCGTAAGAAATTCTCGAAGATGTCCAAAGTCAAGCTTGCCGAAGAGCAGGCCAAAGAGTTCACCAAATTCCTCGCAGCCCTTAAATGAAAACAAAACTCGTAAAAATCCCATCAAGCATTCCACTTGAAGTCATTCAAGAGGCTGTTTCTGCACATATGTCAGAGGCCAACAAGTATAAGGTGAATGCACCCGAGACCACCTCCGAGAGAGAAAAAACTCTTGGAACAGTGAGTTTTGCTGATCCTATAAACGGCAAGATTAGAATTTCGAAGTCAACTTCAGTAGACGGTGAATGGAATGTTAGACGCGTTCCTAAAAAGACCACAGTTGGATTCAACAATCCTCAGCGCGCTGATTATCAGGCGCCTAGTCAGAATATTAAACTTGGATGTAAAACGTTTGAGGAAGCGCTCGAGGCTGCAAGAAAATATCTCGCGCGGCGCACTAAGAAGTTGGGTGAGGGCGCGGCGAGGGCGCTTAAGTTTACTGACGCTGAAAAGACAAAAATTTCTGCGCATATTCAAAAAATGCTTCTGAACCCTGAAGATTACGTTGATAAACATTCTGGATTTGGTGATCCAATCAATGATGCAGTTTTCGATAATACCTCGCCTGGAATAAATGATGAAGATGTGTATACTGATTATCAGAATGATGCAGTGCACGAAATCGCAGATCAGCTCCATACCTACTTCAGGAACTTCAAAATTGACTTTTCACAGATATGAGCGATCTAATCAAACTTGCTGCCGACCAACTCGAGCGCACAAATCCACTTGAGACCTCAGACACTGTTGCTGAACTCGTAAAAATCCCAGAGGGTATTCCACTTGAAGTCATTCAAGAGGCAGTGAAAAAGCACCTTCAGGAAGGTCGTAATCCGGAGTCAGCACTTTCAGTTGATCGTGCAGAACTTTCAGGAGCAATTTCTAAGGCATTCAAAATTATCGGTCTCAAGGACGGCGAAGGTTCAGCTGAGTTCCAGAAGGAACTTCAGACAGCTGAAGGTGCAGTTCGCGAATACGCACAGTCGATTCATGAGACTGTCGGTCTTCTCGTCAACATGACTGGAGTAGATGCTTCAGAATCTTGGCCGGTCGGTAAGCAGGGTAAGGCACTTCACTCACTTAAGAAGACCGTTGAGGCCCTCACGAAGCTTAAAGCTTCTACAGATTTCATTTCTAAACTCGAGCGCTCAGTGAACTACTTCAAGAATGTTGAAGATCTTCTCACCGACGTTATTGAACAGACAGAGAAACTCCCACACGGGTCAGAACTGAAACTGAAATAAGAAACACTTTTCTGTCGAAAGACAGGACATATATTATGGGTTCATTGTGAATTAACGAGACTGAAGCGATTCCTCTCAAGCATAACAAAACATGGAAGACAACACAAACAATACAGACAAGAAGCCAGAAGCCGTTGAAGAGGCTGCAATCGTGGTAGCAGTACCCGAAGTTGTAGCAGCTGAAGCAGCTCCTGAAACTGTTGTCGAGGAAAAAGCATTCGTCGTTGAAGACGTTGCTGAAGGCGATATCGCTTCTGATGAAGAAGTCGTTGACCTGACAGCTTCGGTCGGAGATGAGGAACCGCTTATTAAGCTCGTGATTGACGGCGACGAAGAAGTTGCTGGCGGTGACGGCGAGCCTGATGCTGACGTTGTTGAAGTTGAGGATGATGGCACACATGACGATTTGACAGCAACTGCTGTTGATAAGTCAGATGAGCGTGACGTTGTTCCCGACGAAGACACCGATGGCGTTGAAGGAAAGAAAGACGGATCTGATCTTGGAGAGAAGCACGAAATTGATTTCTCCGATGACGTTACCGCACTTGTTTCTGGTGAGCCAACACTGTCTGAAGGTTTTAAGGCCAAGGCTGCATCCATCCTGGAAGCTGCTGTAACCTCAAGAACCGCTGCTGAGAAGAAACGTCTGAAAGAGGAGTTCCAGACCAAGCTCGATGAGAGCAAGGCTGCATACAAAGAAACTCTCGTTGAAAAGATTGACGCATATCTCACTACAGTCATTGAAGGTTGGATGGAAGAAAATAAGGTAGCTCTCGAAGCCGGTCTCCGTACCGAAATCGCAGAGAACTTTATGGGATCCCTGAAGAATCTCTTCAATGAACACTACATCGAAGTCCCACAGGCTAAGACAGATATCTCCGAGAAGTTCAAGCAGGAAGCTGCAGACCTCAAGAAGAAGACTGTTGAGCTTGAGGAATCACTTGCAACTGAAAAGAAGAAGACCATTGCTGCAATTGCACAGGCTGGTAAACTCGCTCGCGAGAAGATCATTGCCGAAGCTTGCAAGTCTCTGACTTCTCTTGAAGCCTCAAAGCTAGTTGCCCTTACTGAGGACGTAGCATTCACTGATGTCGCTAACTTCACCAAGAAGATTGAGACACTCAAGGAGTCATACTTCCGCCAGGACGGAAATCTCACTGTAAAGCCTCTGATTGAAAACTTGACCGCGGATACGTCCAAGGAAAAGACGATGGCAGAGCGCGTTGCAGATTCACTCAATCATCAACTCTAATACAGAAGTCAAAGCTGACTCTGGTATAAATAAATTCACATCGATTACAACGTAATCAAACTCATACAAATATGTCACAAGTATCACTAATGGAAAAATGGTCGACAGTCCTCGATCACAAGAAGGCTACTCCTTTCAAGGATAAGTACCGCCGCGCAGTTACTGCAAAGCTTCTTGAGAACACTGAGAACGCCCTCCGCGAAGAGCGTGGTAATCTCCAGGAAACCCCAGTTAACGCTACGGGTTCCTCAATCACGAACTGGGAGCCAGTTCTGATTTCACTCGTTCGTCGTGCTATGCCTAACCTCATTGCTTACGACATCGCTTCTGTTCAGCCAATGACAGGCCCAACCGGTCTGATCTTTGCTATGAAGTCACGTTACTCCACACAAGGTGGAACTGAAGCTCTCTTCAATGAGGCTGACACTGCATTCTCCGGCACCGCCGCAGTTGCTGCTGACGCCCTCTCCGATGGTTCTTCCGGTGGTCTGAATTCTTCGACCACAACTGACCCAGTTTTCGGTTCACTCGGTGAATACACAACTGGCCGTGGTATGACCACAGCTGCTTCTGAAGGTCTCGGCTCTGCCGGTTCTTTCGCTGAAATGGCATTCTCTATCGAGAAGGCAACAGTCACAGCTACCGCTCGTGCACTGAAGGCAGAATACACCACTGAACTCGCACACGATCTGAAGCAGATGCACGGTCTTGATGCTGAGTCAGAGCTCGCTAACATGCTCTCGACCGAAGTCCTCGCCGAGATCAATCGCGAAATGATCCGCACTGTCAACATCAAAGCTAAGCTTGGTTGTCAGCAGTCCGGTATCACTGCTTCTGGTATCTTCGATCTGGCAACAGACGCTGATGGCCGTTGGGCAGTTGAGAAGTTCAAGGGTCTCCTTGTTCAGATCGAGCGCGAAGCTAATCAAATCGCTAAAGAGACACGTCGTGGTAAGGGTAACTTCCTCATCGTCTCCTCAGACGTTGCATCGTGTCTCGCAGCTGCAGGCGTTCTTAACTACGCTCCAGCTCTTGCTACAAACCTCGAAGTTGACGACACCGGCAATACCTTTGCTGGAACAATCAATGGCCGCCTGAAGGTCTTCATCGATCCTTATGCAGCTGTTGACTACGTCACAGTTGGTTACCGTGGAACAAACCCATATGACGCAGGTATCTTCTACTGCCCATACGTTCCTCTGTCAATGATGAAGGCTGTTGACACCAACACCTTCCAGCCAAAGATCGGATTTAAGACACGTTATGGCATTCAACAGAATCCATTCGTTTCTACTGCAGCTGGCGCCGGTACCAACCGCACCAACCAGTACTTCCGTAACTTCCGCGTTGCTAACATCCTCTCTACCTAATAAGTAGTTTAGGAGTTCCGGGGACAATCACTTAAATGGGATTGTCCCCTTCATTGTTTCAGGCACGGGATAAATAACACATATCATGACTATCAAAAGACCAAGCTGGGTTCCATCGTTCATCTCGGAGGATTCAACCTCCCAATTTATTGCAGCAGCTCGTTCAGCGCGCAAGGCATCAGCGTCAGAGTTCATTTTCGAAGGTAAGAAATTTGCTCTTACTGCACCAAAGGGCGTCATCACAGAGACGATGATAGAAGCTAATGCTGCTAGAGACGATGACGTGATTGCAGCAACTGCATATCAATACATTGAAACTCTTGGGCCAGATGTTTCTGAAAGAACTGAGAATGAAATCCTAGATGCAGCAACAAAAATTGCAAAAGAGCATGGTATATCTGGAAACGATTTTACTGATACGTTGGTAGGATATTCTTTCATGTATTCACATCCAAAGAATACTCGCGATTCTCTGAAGAAATATTTTAGCAAAGTTGCCGGTGACAATGTAGAACTGCGCAATGAAACGCTAGATGAGCTTCTGAAGGTTCTACCAAAACAGCTCCCAAAGAAAGAGGAAACAGATGCAGCCGGAATGGAAGAGGGTCGCAACCACCTCGGTGAGCGTGAGTATAAGACCTATGATTCCTGGAGAGCAGCCGTGAAGAAAGTAGATGCGAATGCCACCTACGACGGTGACAAGGATATTTGTCAGGCATTCACCGCAGACAAGAAACCAATTGGACAGTGGGAAGGCGATGTAGGTTCTATCGCAACACATTTTGATGAGGCAGTTATTGACGAGGCCACACAGTATCAACTCACACTTGATATTGTTTCTGTTACGCAGGCGCATGTCAATGATGTGACAGACCTCGCTGATTCTTTGAACCTCACATACTCTCCATCGGGAGAGGCACTGGAAAAGTGTGTTGAAGACGATGGTGGAGTTACATCCATGACATTCACCGGAACAAAGGCAGCTCTCATTAAGTTCTGTGATAGCGAACAGATCAGCGACGGAGGAGATAAAGCTCTCGCTGACCTAGCCAAGGCTGACATTACTCTGAAACTCAAGGAAGAGGAAGTCATTGAATCAACAGGCGATGCCATTAGTAAAAATGGCATCGTCATCAACATTGATTTTTCCGACAATGAGGCAATAATTTTTGTTCCGGCTACGCTCGCAAAATCCGTCGAGGAGGCCATAGATGCTGTGAATGATGCTGCAAAGGCAGAGCCAAAAATCTTTGCTGATATGGGTCCAGATTACACCCTTGAAGACGGTCAGGAATATGAAATGGAAGGGCAGGCAGGATGGAATCTCTTCTACTCGAAGCAAGAGGATGAAGAATTGGACGAAGCACTCTTCACCGATGGAGCAGCATATGCATTTGTCGGCGAGTTTGGTTACAGACTTAACTACAATGAAAATGGTCGTAATGGTCCTGATGATTTCTTGAAGTTCATTCGCGAGCACATCAACAACGAAATTCCAGAGTCCATCATGTCTCTCAACTGGGGCGATATCGATCCAACTGATTACGACGCGCACGAGAAACTTACCGAGGAAGAACAGAAGGCTGTTCAAACTCTGTTAAACGATGCAGAGGAAGGAGACGGCGACACGTGGTACATTCCAGATCACTCATGGGATTCCCGTACCGAAAAGGCAGTTGAAACACTCGAGGAGCATGGTGTTGAGACGAATGATCTCAATGAAGATGAGATTGAGGAATACGTGTGGAAAAACTATTTTGATGGAAACTCGAGGGCTCTCGATGATACGGTCGAGAAATCGAAGGCTTCCTACTATGACGACTATGATCGCTCTGAGGTTGAAGAGCACATTGAAAAACTCGAAAAACAGTTCAATGAAGATAAGATGGAACAATATCTCAAGAAAGAGATTCCATCAATCCTGAAAGTTGAGTTCTCCGGTATCGATGTTGGTGATAATGGTGGCCGTTATGGCATCACTGTTACTTCATCGAAGAAACTTTCTGATGAGCAAAAGACTAAGCTCACCTCCGAACTTTCAGGTCAAATGTCTGATGGATGGGGAGAAGGAGCAGAGCAGCAGGACACCGGCATTCAACTTGCCGATGGCTATGTTGATCTATCAATCGATTTCTCCGAACCAGCCGATAAACTCAAACTCACTAAAGAAGCTCCAATTCCTTCCGACATCAAGAAGTTCGGTAAGGATGTTCTCGCCTCAATCCATTCCACTATGAAGAAGTATGTTAAGCCACGGGTTGACAAGGCTCGTAAGGCAGTTGCAAATGCAATTGCACCAAAGGAGTCTGCTCGTCCAGCCTGGGTTCCTTCAATCATTGAAGATGCTTCAGTCTCCGAGTTCATCGCAACTGCTCAGAAGGCAAAGGTCGCGAAAGAAGCTTTCTTCACGTTCTCCGGTAAGAAATTCCAGATCGCTGAAGCAGCTCTGACTGAAGAAAAGGGAACAGCGCTTTCACAGGCAGCAGATCGCCTCGAAAATGTCGTTCAGCGTCTGGCAGGTTTCGTGAGCCGCGTTGATGATTCTCCAATGGCAAGACAGTATGCTCGAAAGATTGAGAGATGCTCGGATGAACTTTCTCGTCTCGTGGAAGTTTTCGACCGCGATACGCACGAAAATCCTGCTGACTTTAAGATGAAAGAGTCGGTCACTGAGGCAGTCGCAAAGCTTGACACTAAGACAGCGTTCCACCTCAAAAAGCTGGACATCGACGGCATCTCGAAGCCATCCATTGAATCGCTTCTCGCTGCTGTTTCCGCCGGAAAATCTCTCACTGCACAGAACAAGTCTGTATTGAAGAGACTTCTCCCTAAGCTGATGCAACTTGCAACATCGGCAAATACGTCACTTCTCGCGAAGGCAGGATCCGAGGAACCACACCTCGACACTGCGCTGCTCGAAAAGGCATATGCAAAGATTGGATCCTACCTCGATGTTACGGCAGAAGTAGCAAAGAAATGGGTCCTGGATGCAGCAAATCTTGATGAGACATCACACGGAAAGATTCTCTCTAAGCTCACTGAAAAAGGCTTTGAGCACTTCTCAGATGGTGATTACGGTGCGGTGTTTCTAACTGACGACGATGCTGAAAACTTCGGCGGAGAACTGTCCTCTTCATTCGTTCTCCCAGAACTTACTGATGTTCAAGCTCTTGCGAAAGAAGTTGGCCTTGGATCTGTCGAGGTGCAGGAACTCGCCAAAGCAGAATATCACCAACTCCTGAATGCAGAATAATGGTTCCAAAATCTAATGTTCATTCTCAATGCCCTTGATAAAATATGGTAATGGCATTGACTCTCGAACAAGTTTTGGAAATGTGGAAAGAGGATGGCAAGATTGATCAGACTCATCTCGATGGGACAACGGTCAAAAATGCCATCCTCCACGGTAAATATCTCGAAATGCTTTCTCATACACGTCTTCGCCTGAGGAAGAAAGAAAATGAGTTAGCAGACTTAGAGAAGGACAAGTTTCTTTACTACAACGGAAAAATGACAAAGGATGAAATGGATGTTCGCGGTTGGCCATATGATCCTTTCAAAGGTCTCGTGAAACCGCTCAAGGGTGATCTCGAGTTTTGGGTTCGAGCAGATAAGGATTTGCAGGAGTTGAAAATGGCTATCGAATATCTGAAAACACTTTTCGAGGCTATCGAGCAGATCATGGAAAATATCAAGTGGAGACATCAGGCAATTAAAAATTGCATCGACTGGCGGAAGTTCCAAGAAGGAGCATGAAAACATTTAAGCAGTTTCTGGAAAGTTTTGATTGGGCAGCTCTTAAACGATCTGCACCAGATCTTACGCTCCAGAAATTGGTCAAAATGAATCCTCGTCTTTCAGACTCCATCAAGGCGATTAAGTTCAAAGGATTTGACGAAGAAAAGAAGGAACTGATTTTCCGAGGGTTGGTTGGAACCACATATGCAGGAGCTCATTCACTTGTTGAACTACGTTTCAAGAGTGGAGGGGATACGATCAGGTTCGTGTCACAGACTCCAATTAAAGACCTGCCAATGACTTACATCGATGGTCTGAGAGAGCTGGAGAGGGAATAAATAGAGAATGGATAATCTCATTGTAGACAAATCAGGGCTATCGCCAGTTGGGTTCAAGCTATCCATCAATGCGCAGAAATTTGCGAACGTTGGTTATTTCTGTTCGTCTGCATCTCTTCCTGGAATTTCTCTACCTGAGGCAAACGCACCATTTAGAAATGCTCAGCATGCCATGGCTGGTGATCGTCTCGATTATTCACCCTTTGAAATCAAGTTCAACATTGATGAAGGCCTCGTAAACTACCTCGAGATTTTCAATTGGATGAAGGACAATGTTGAGTCTGGAGCTATCGTCAAATATGACATTGTTCTATCCATTCTCACATCGAAGAACAACGTCTCTAAGACTGTGAAGTTCATCGATGCATTTCCAACCGCACTAGACGGACTTGAGTTCGATGCTCAAGCTTCTGATGTCACATATCTTTCAGCATCTGCCACCTTCCGCTATACCCGTTTCGAAATCACATGAGCACATACAAAAATTTATTCGCCGTACGCCCGCTTCATGGGGAAACACTGAACGACATTCTTCGTAGCATCTGGAAACTCAAAACTAATTTTCAGCTCGATGTAAAAACTCCTCACTCAGAACATTCGGATGAGGTAAAAGCTGTTTTCTCAGGGCCGACGGAAAACATCATAAAGATGATCCGTTATTCCTATCCTGTCAATCATTTATCAGACAAAGAAATCGTTTCAATGTACAAAATCATGGAATCTAAACTTATCCGTATCCCTTCCAATGTTCCGAACTCAGTGATCGCTGAGGCTGTTAAGCGCCATCTCTCCGAGAACTTTGAGGCCATCATTAAGGAAATTGATGACGCATTCTATGGTGATAACCGCATTCACCTTACCCAGGATCAGAAGGATAACATTAAGGGCGTGCTCGAAGGCGATAAGAATATTGTAAAACTTCTCAGTGCAGGCTGGGAACATGTTGCAGATGCGAAGGTAGCTGATGGCTGGACACCAATTGAACTAATCATCCAGGGTGGAGATGACGTTGATCCTGCATTACTGAAGAATACTGTATTTGCTTCTGCAGTCGAGAAGATCACTGCAGCTATCGGACCTCTCTAATCCTCAATTTCAATAAATAAGACATGGCCTACGAAGACGAAATTAAGAGAACAGTAAAAAATATTGAGAAGTTTATTGGTGATGTTGTCACTGATGAGACTTCCGAGGCTGAGGGCCGTGAAGAAGCTTGGACACTTGCAATTGATTTCGTCAATGAAAAATTTGGCAGCTTAAATCAGAAGGACAAGATCAAGATCGCTTCCGAGGCATGTTCTCTTTGTGGATATAAGCCAGTTGGTTATAGACCAAAAAAGAAAGACATCGCTGTTCCTGTTTATCCACCTCGGGCACACGGTGAAGAAAAGCCAGACCTTCCACCACTCACAGGCGTTACAAGAGGCGCTGCATCACTTGCAGATTTAGGCTTCGCGAAGCCAGTCAAAGAATCAATGAAAACCAAAATCGTAAAAATCCCATCTTCAGTGCCATCATCTGTAATTGCAGAGGCAGTGAAGAATTTCCAACTCAACGAAGCCAAGGGCAAGAATGTTTATTCTGAAGTTGCTAAGGCATTTGCTGCTATCGGCAAAGAAGTCAAGGCCATCGACGAGAAGATCAAACTCTTCACACTCGCCGATCTCAAGTCTCTCGCCTCGAAGTCAGGCGAGAAAAAGTTCGCCGACCATAAGTGGCTAGGATCGGTCTTCGACACCGAGACAGACACTGGCACTTACGCTTACATCGTTGCCTTGGTAAATCCAAAGGGCAAGGACGATGACAAGTATTTCCTCAATCACTTCAACGTCATCACGAATCTTGATGAGTGGACAATTGAAGGAGCATTTGAAGGTGAGCATCTTCCAGAGGGCGACTTCCACACCGAGGGTGAACTCCAGGCAGTTCTCAAAAAGCACGTCGAGAGTAAGTCAAAGAAAAAGAAGGGTAAGAAAGACGACACAGCCAAAACTGACGACGCCAAGACCGATGATGCACCAGCTACTGACGTTGACGCTGCACCAGAAGCAGATGACGTTGTAGAATCGACTATCAATGAGAGCGGCGGTTATCTCGATGACCTCTTCGAGCCAGGCGTTCCAGCAGATCAACAGTCTGCAGCCATTGAAGATTTCTTTGATCCAGAGAATCCGATTTTCAAGGGAACTGACATCCGCGATGATAGTGGTTCTGACGAAGAATCGAAGGCAATGATCAACTACGCTCTCCAGAATATTGAGCTCAGCCCACGAGTAAAAGCAATGCTGATCTCTTGGCGCGAAGACGGTTTCTAATCAATCACATGAAAACAAAACTTGTAAAAATCCCAACTTCCGTCCCAACTTCCGTTATTCAGGAAGCTATCGCACTTCACCTCAAGAGTGGAGCTGGTCATCCGGCCTACAATAAGGCTCTTGAGCATTTCAAAGAGTTGGGTGAAGTTATTGAAACGTTCACTGTTGGCGATCTCATTGCTGCTCTCGAGGAAAGTGGTTTCACCGGCACCGAGAAAGATTTTCTACATGCAAAATACACGAGCGTTACTAAGGCGGGGCAGTATCGGTTTCTCTGCGTGTTCGGTGGCGGGGAGGACGAGGGCGAAGAGTTCTACGTCGCAGATCTCTATGTTGATCCAAAAAATCTTAATGCTGATTTTGGCGGGTCACACGTTTTCGCTGCAGCAACTGAAAAAGAAGCGATCGCTTATGTTGAAAAGCATGCGAAATCATGAAAACTAAGCTCTTTAAGATTCCAGCCAACACCATCCGTATCCTGAGTGAAAAAGGGACCGGATAAACCATTCCAACTTCAGTAATTCAGGAGGCGGTTTAGATTTAAGCCCTGATCGAAAGTTCAGGGCTTTTTTGGGCTCCCATCCAGGCCTATAAATATCATCATACATAATGAGTTCGGTGATAAAAATCTACAAGAAGAATGAGGCCTACATGCGGATCGATTCCGATGATTCTGGTGTGCTTGAAGAGATTCACCAGTATTTTTCATTTGAGGTACCCGGGGCGAAATATAGTCCAAAATATAAGCACGGTCTTTGGGATGGAATGATTCGTCTTTTTAACCGTAGAACCGGATTGATCTATGCCGGTCTCTATGCTGCAGTGCAGGAATTCGCCGCACAGAGAGGCTACGAAGTTATTCCCGTTACCTCGGAGATGCACGGCGAACTTTCCGATAACCGGACAATTGACCTATCATTCATTGAGTCTCTCAACCTCCATGCAGCCGGGGTGCCAATCGAGGCAAAGGACTATCAGCTCGATGCAATCAATCATGCTCTGTCCCATTCGAGGGGTGTTCTTCTTTCTCCGACTGGTTCTGGCAAGAGCCTGATCATCTACTGCATCTTGAGATGGATGATGAAGCATTATCCCGAGAAGAAGATTCTAATCGTCGTCCCTACGGTTGCCTTGACGCTTCAGATGAAGAGCGATTTTGCAGATTACTCTTCCCATGATGACTCTTTCTCGGAAGAGGATATCCACACCATTTCGGCAGGTAAAGAGAAGATCACTGATTGTCCAGTGGTCGTTTCCACGTGGCAGTCTCTTGTGAAGATGACGCCAGATTTTTACGATCAATTTGTGGCTCTCGTAGGTGATGAGGCACACACGTTCAAGGCGATGTCTCTAACGAGCATCATGGAAAAAGCGGTGAACATCAAGTTCAGAATCGGAACGACAGGAACAATTGATCCTGCCTCGCCAGTAAATCCTCTCGTCCTCACCGGTTTGTTTGGTCCTATCCATCGAGTAACGACAACGAAGGCACTCATTGAACAGGGTACTCTTTCCGAAATCAAAATCTCGGTGATCCAAATGAAGTATTCAGATGAGGTCTGTCGCGTCATGAAGAACGTGGATTATGCAGGCGAAATAGATTACATCGTAACTCTTCAGTCGCGCAACACGTTCATCACAAATCTTGCCTGCGATCAAAAGAAAAATACTCTGGTGCTTTTCAATTTCGTTGAGAAACATGGTAAGCCACTCTACGAACAGATTCGAAAGAAGCTCGATGATTCTGGGCAGAAGGATCGTAAAGTGTTCTTCATTTCCGGTGGAGTAGATGCCGAGGATCGTGAAGAGGCCAGACGCATAACCGAGACCGAAGATGACGCAATCATTGTTGCTTCATCTGGAACCTTTGCTGTCGGTGTTAACATGCGCAATCTCCACGCAATCATCTTCACCTCACCAGTCAAGAGCTTTAATAAGGTTGTTCAGTCGGTTGGTAGAGGTCTTCGTAAACATGGCGATGGCAAGGTTCTAAAGTTGTTCGACATCGTTGACGATATGTCCTGGAAGAAGCGGAAAAATTATGCCTTTCTCCATGGCATCGAGCGTATGAAGATATACGGAAAAGAAGGCTTTCCAGTCAAAGTCCATACGATTAAGTTATGAGCGAGGAGCTTGATCACTACATTCTAAAACAGAATGTGCAGCTTTTTAAGCTCGCCTCCGGAATACTCATCATGGGTGAGGTAGAGAAAACGTGGGACACCGTCATAACGATCAAATATCCGGTGAGGCTGGAATGGCAGGATGGAGAAAAGAAAGGTCATTCAGTCTTCAAGATGGATATCGATTCAATCGACATGGATATCGCGTCAATTCAGTCGATGACACCTGCCACTTTTCCGTATAAGAAGCAGCATTTTCAATATGCGCTCCTGAAAAAGCTGAATGAGATTGGATTGACAACAGATGAGCTAACAGCACCATCAAAAACTGTTTCTCGTAAATTTACTTCTATCCCAGAGTTTGTAGAATATCTCAATGTCACCCAACCAGATCCAAGTAGAAACTAATCAGAAAAGTCATTCTCCTCAGGCACTCTTGGTTATTTACAAGTCACCCGTTCCAGGTATAATAACCTGAGTGTAACGAAGGTTGGCTATTGTTCGTTGTCCGGAAACAAGCTTACCTGTTCGATAAATATAAGTCCTACGTGGAGGTGCTTGCACCGGAACGTACTCGCGCAGCGAGTCTTATACTGCAGGCAGGGTCTCCGGGACGAAGTCCCTACGACCAATCCTAAAATCTTCTTTTCTTGAATTTTAACAAACAGCTGATTCTGTGTAGTATAAACAAATAATGTTGATAGACGAAAAACCTGCCAAGAAAGAAAAGTATATCGATAACAAGGAATTTACTCGGGCTATGACTGAGTATTTTAACAGGCCGGAGTCTGTCGAATATAGAACCTTGCTTGCCCAGGCCAGGAAGGATAAAACAGAATTGCCTGCTCCTCCACCTATTACGCCCTACATCGGCGAATGTATCTTGAAGATTGCGAAAGGTCTCGCCAACAAGCCAAATTTCTATTCATATACTTGGAAGGATGACATGATTTCGGATGCCATTGAAAACTGTTGTAAGGTAGTTTCCTCGTTTAATCCGAATGCTGTTACGAGAGCTGGAAAGCCGAACGCTTTCGGTTACTTCACTCAGATCTGTTACTTTGCCTTCCTTCGTAGAATCCAGAAAGAGGGTCGTCAACAGGAAATTAAGGATGCATTTATTGACCAGGCCGGTCTTTCAGATCTTGCCTCAGTCGATTCTGATTTCCCTTCAAATGGAAATGTCACCTTGGAAAATACTAAAAATCGTCGAGACCCAAAGGAGAAGACGAGGAAGTATGTCCGCCAGGTAGAAGAGGTCGAGCCATCCGGTGTAGAAGCATTCATGGACTAATGAAACTTTGTCTTTTAACTGACAGTCATACGGGGTGCCGCAACGGTTCTGAGGTAATTCAAAACTACCAGAATCGCTTTTATTCTGAGGTGTTCTTCCCTTACATGAAGGCGCACAACATCAAGCACATTCTCCATCTTGGAGATTTCTTCGATAATAGAAAGTTCCTCGCAATCAAGTGCCTTCATTCCAATCGCAAGGCATTTCTTGAGCCGCTTCGCGATCTTGGTATCCACATGGACATCATCCTGGGAAACCACGACACTGTCCACAAGAACACCAACGAGGTAAATTCCTTGAAAGAAGTTTTCGGGTTCTTCGTGAACTCGATTGACATCATCACGGAACCCCGTGAGTTGACATATGGTTCTATGAAGATTGGCGCTCTCCCTTGGATTGCTCCAGACAACATTGTTGAGTCGATGAAGTTTCTTGAGAGAACAGACGCCAAAGTTCTCATCTCACATCTTGAGCTTGCTGGCTTTGAAATGATGAAGGGAATGCCAGTTGCAGTTCATGGTATGGAATCAACTCCATTCCAGAAATTTGATGCAGTCTACTCCGGACATTACCACACAAAGTCATCAAAGGGAAATATCCACTATCTTGGAACTCCATTCGAACTCACTTGGGCTGACTGCCACGACCCAAAATATTTTCACATTCTAGATACTGAAACTGGCGAACTCACTCCTGTTCACAATCCTCTCACGATCCATAAGAAGATCTATTACGATGATTCAGTGAAAAAGCCTGACATCGAAGTTCTTGAAAGACTCAAACTTCAGGATTGTTTTGTAAAACTCTTCATTGTGAAGAAGACGGATTTTTACCACTTCGATCAGTATTTCCAGAAGCTTCAAGCACAGAATCCATATGACCTCAAGATTGCTGAAACTTTCGAAGAGGAAAGAGCTGTTGATGACACCGAAGAAACTGAACCTACCGAAAACACTCAGTCACTCCTCGAGCACTATGTTGATAAGCTTGAAACTGATCTCGATAAGACGTGTCTGAAGCAGAAACTTATTGCGCTTTTCACTGAGGCCCAATCACTCGAAACAATATGAAGGACCCTAAAGTCGGCGATCACGTCACAGGATATCTCGGCAATTTTCCAGTTGGCGGAAGGCTGGCATGGATTGTTACGATTGAATCTAGAGACCCAGCCATCAAGCCCCGTAAAATTTACCAGATTCTTACCTGTGTCGGTCTCGTAGAACTTGAAGCCCATCAACTTACATGATTTCATTTCACAAAGTTACATCGCAAAACTTCTTTTCGGTTGGTGATAATCCAATTGAGATTGTTCTCGACGAGGCACCATCTACACTCGTTATCGGCAAGAATGGTGCCGCAAAATCTTCAGCTCTGCTTGATGCTATCTGTTTTGGGTTGTTCGGTAAGCCATATCGAAACATCAACAAACCACAAATCATCAATTCCGTCAATGGAAAGAACTGTCTCGTAAAGATTGAGTTCTCAATTGGAGTCAAGAAATATCTTGTGGTCCGCGGCCTCAAGCCAAACATCTTCGAGATTTATCTTGATGGCGATCTTCTCAATCAAGATTCACATACTCGTGACTACCAGAAGGTTCTTGAGCAGACGATCCTCAAATTCAATTTCAAGACTTTTACTCAGGTCGTTATCCTTGGAGCTGCATCGCATACGCCTTTCATGCAACTACCGACCGGCCAGCGCCGCGAGGTCATTGAGGATCTTCTTGACATCAACATCTTTACGTTGATGAACACACTCCTCAAAGAGCACAATTCATTGCGATCGGTCATCAGCTCGACATCATCAAGGAAAAGAAGAAACTTCAGCTCTCCCACATCAAGTCTCTCCAGCAGATCTGTGAGCAAAATGAAGCAGATCTTGAAAAGCAGGTGAGCGATATTCAAGCTCAGATCAAGGAACTCTTCTCACGTAACGAGGCCTTCCAGAAGATGGTGGATGAAGAGCTGGATTCTAGAGAGAAGAAACTCGCCTCTGCCCAGAAGAAGCATCAATCACTCAGAGCCTTCCACGAGCAAATCAAGATCAACATTGCTCGTCTCGTAGAGGAGGCAAAGTTCTATTCTGAAAATGATTCGTGCCCAACCTGCGCTCAGGTAATTCCACACGATCTGAAACTTCATAAGCACGACGATGTGAAAAAGCGAGCAGCAGACATGAATGAAGGTCTCGAGAAAATCAAGAAAGAAATTGTTGCTTCTGATAAGAAGATAGCAGATCACACAGCATCTCTTGCGAAGGTCACCTCAGCCCAGAATTCCATTCGTTCAAATTCTGCGACCATCAGAAATCTTCAGAAGCAAATAGATTCACTTCAGAAGAAAGAATCTGGTGGAACTGAGGACGTTGAGAAGGCCAAAGCAAAGCTTCTTGAACTCTCTGAAGATGCCAATACAATCACCGCAAATTCAGCCAACTACCACGAAGAGCGAACCTACAATGAGGTAATTGCTGAAATGCTCAAAGACTCCGGTATTAAGACGAGAATCATTCGCAAGTATCTGCCTGTCATGAACAAGCTCATCAATCAGTATCTGCAAGTTCTTGATTTCTACGTTTCTTTTCATCTCGACGAATCATTCTCTGAGTTGATAAAGTCCCGCCATCGTGATGCATTCACCTACGGATCATTCTCGGAAGGAGAGAAGAAGCGAATCGACCTTGCAATTCTATTTGCGTGGAGACAGATTGCTTCAATGAAGAATTCCATCTCAACAAATCTTCTCATCCTCGATGAGGTGTTCGATTCGAGTATGGACGGAGAAGGCACAGATAATCTCCTCACGATTCTCTCAACTCTCGAGGAAGGGACAAATGTCTTCATCATCTCGCACAATCACACAGCGCTTCTTGGAAAATTCACCAACACGCTGGAATTCTCTAAGAGCGGCGACTTCTCGTATTGTAAGCAAATCTACTAATTTATGCTGAAATGATAGCATTTCAGATAATTTACTTCACCCCGCATCTGTTTATATTTCTATTTTCCAATCAGTTAGATTGAACATCAAACACATCATGGCTAAAACCAAATTGACTCAGAATCAGATTGCCCTCAAGGCACTCCAAAACGGCCGCGCAGTTACTTCTGCAAAGCTTGCTACTAAGGGTATCGCAAATCCACGTGCTGTTATCTCAAACCTCCGCAAGGAAGGTTTCACACTTGACCGTATCACTGTCAAGGGTAAGAGCTGCTACGTTCTCGCCTAACCCATCGGGACTGATCTGAAAACAGTCAGTCCCTTTCCATATGAAGCTATCACCAGATACAATCAACGTCCTCAAGAACTTCGCGTCGATCAATCCGAATATCGTCGTTAAACCAGGTTCTGTTCTTGCAACGATTTCGGAGGCTAAAAACATTTACGCCTCCTGCACTGTTCCCGAAAAGTTCGAGACACAGTTCGGCATCTACGATCTCAACGAATTTCTTTCTGCGCTCTCGCTTGTCGAAGACCCAGATCTTTCATTCGGTGAATCATCTGTGATTTTCAAGTCGGGTAAGACTTCAGTTCAGTATTACTACGCTGACCAGTCTGTGTTGACAGCTCCTTCAAAGCCGATCACGATGCCAAAGGCTGACGTGAAACTCACTCTCTCCGAGGAATCTATCGGCAAAATCAAGAAAGCTTCGTCAGTTCTCGGCCATTCCACCCTTGTTATTTCGGGTGAAGATGGAGTGATTGACCTTTCAATCGTCGACCAGAAGAATACCACCGGCAACAAATACACGCTTCGTCTTGATGACGACAATGCCTGTAAGAACAAATTCTCGTTCGTTATCGTAATCGGCAATCTCAAGATGCTGAATGGCACGTATGAAGTTTATCTCTCGTCGAAGCTCATCTCGCACTTCAAGAGTCTCACCTCTCCTGCCGAATACTTTATTGCCATCGAGAAAAATTCAACCTTCGAAAAATAAGATTTATGTCACAAATAAAACAAGAACTATTCATCATCGAGACAATCTCAGAGGGCGGCAAAACCACCCTCGACCAAAAGTCTGTCCGCAAGCTCAATAAGAAACTCGCCAACGGCGCAGTTCTCACCGGTTATCCTGCACAGGTAGGTGACACCGTGTTCGTTGAGCTCGACATTTCCAATGTCGTTGAAAAGGAAGCTGAGCAACTCAACGAGGGCGGTGCAAAGTGAGTGAGCCGATTACATTTTCTGCGGATGACGCAGTTCTCGTAATTCGACTCATTGACGTTGTCACGAAGCGTGGAGCAATCGAAGGCTCAGAGCTTTCTGCTGTCGGTCAGATTCGTGCGCGATTTGAAGCCCTTCAGAAGGGTTATTCAACTCCTCCTGCCATCGAAACAGTAACACCTCCCGAAACGAAATGAGCGACCTCTCCGAAGAAATCAAGACAGCCCTTCAGACCACTTTGAAGGAGTATGTTAATTCGCGTCAGGAAATCGAAGAAGCAAAGGCACACATCAAGGAACTCCTTGGTGCGGCAGCTGATGCATCTGGTCTTGATAAGAAGCATCTGAGAAAGATTGCAAATCTCTACTACCGCCAAAACTTGGCTGAGAACGAAACTGAGTTCTCCGAGATTCGCGAGCTTTATCAGAAAATCTTCGGCCAGTAATCTGCCTCTTCTGTTTACAACGGGGTGGAATGGGTTAAATTCCATCCACCCTTTCTTATTATGGATATTTCATCAAGTGAATTTGTTTGGAGCCAGAAATACCGCCCAAAGCATATTTCTGATTGTATCCTGCCGGAAGGTTTGAAGAATACCTTCCTCAAGATCGTAGAGTCGAAAAATCTTCAGCACATGTTGTTCTCTGGAACGGCAGGTCTCGGTAAAACCACCGTCGCACAATGTCTCGCGCTCGAGCTTGATTGTGACTTCATGATGATCAATGCATCCGAGGAAAACGGTATCGACGTTCTTCGCAACAAAATCCGTCAGTATGCATCCTCCGTTTCACTTCAGGGCGGCTACAAGATTGTGCTTCTCGACGAGGCTGATCGTCTTACACCACAGGTTCAGGATGCTCTGAAGGGTTTCATCGAGGAGTTCTCATCAAATTGCCGTTTCATCCTCACCTCGAACTTCAAGAACAAGATCATTTCTCCTCTTCATTCGAGAACGACCGTCATCGAGTTCAACACCACCAAGGCAGAACTTGCCCAACTTTCAGGCCAATTCCTACGGCGTCTCAAGGCGATCCTTGACAACGAGAAGGTCACCTTCGACAAGAAGGTTGTAGCAGACATCATCATCAAATTTGCGCCAGACTGGCGTCGAGTTATCAATGAGTGTCAGAAGGCATCAACTGCAACCGGCGACATCAATGCTTCGGCGGTTCTTTCTCTGTCCGATTCTTCCATTGCAAGTCTTATGCTCTTCCTCAAGAACAAGGACTTCAAGTCAATGCGCAGCTGGGTCGTTGAGAATATGGACATCGATGCTCCTGCAATCTTCCGCAAAGTCTACGATTCGCTAAGTGATTATGCAGTTCCTGCCACGATCCCACAGGCAGTTCTCATCATTGCTGATTACTCCTACAAGAACTCTTTCGTTGTCGACCGTGAAATCAATAC